TTCGATTTCTAGGTTCGGGCTGACCGAGCCGTTCAACTTGCAGGTCGCTAGGGGCCAGATCGGCTACCATGAGTCCATTTACAAGTTCGGAAATAATCCGGAAGTTGCCGATTCCGTTGAAACTGTTTGGCCGCAGGGAGGATTGTACTCATATCTTTCTGCGGCGACCGTGTTGAAGGTTTCCAGTAGCTCTACCGATGACACTTCGGCGGGCACGGGAGCCAGAACCGTTCAGTTGTTTGGACTTGATGGCGATTACAACGAAATATCCGAGGTTGTAACCTTAAACGGTCAAACAGCAGTAAACACCACCCAGTCTTATCTTCGGATAAATAGGATGATTGTTCGCTCTGCGGGTTCGGGTGGCGCAAATGCGGGGATCATTTACGCAGGCACAGGCACCGTTACCACGGGCGTCCCAGCAAACATTTATGCCACGGTCAACGGCGACGGGACAAACCAGACCCTGATGGCGCTATGGACCGTCCCGGCAGGCTACACGGGCTACCTGATGCAGTATGATGTTTCCAATGGTACAACCTCAAACACGCCTGCTGTATGCAAGTTGTTGCTTGTTGCTAGGCCGTATGGAGAGGTGTTTCAAAGCAAAGACGTTAAGTCTATTACCACGGGAATGCACATCGAAAACAGCTTGGTTGTCCCGATTCAGTTTGCGGAAAAAACAGACATTGAGGTGCGGGCAGTATCTTCCTCGGCAAGCGTCACATTTGACATCTCTGCCTCTTTAGAGATCATTTACATCAAGGACGCTGAATAGATATGTATGGATATGGCGGCATAGACGACCTGATTCAGGCCGCGCTGGCAAGAGCGGGGCAGTATGGCAACGCATACGGTGCGTTTAACGCCAACCCCGGCTCAATGGACCCCTACAACACGCCGTCCGGCCTCAAGTGGCACGGCACAGGCACAATGGGCAGGCAGGCGATAGTGAATGCCACGAAACAGCTAGATGCCCAGTATGGCAAAGGCAACTACTCCCCAGAGGACAGAGAAGCCTTGGCCTACCAACTGTATCAGGGTAAATTGGCTGACTACGCATCTGGCGGCAATCCAAGCTACTTTTACAACAAAAACTACGGGGAATACGCAACAGGGGCCGGAGGCTACCCCGAGGGATGGGTGTCTGCTCAGGCGGGACAGCAGTTTGGCTACTCCCCGGAGCAGTATGACGCACTTATCCAGCAATATGCCCAGAGCTTTGCGAACCCGAGCGCAATGGGCGCCGGCATTAGCAGTATGGGCGCAACACAATTTAACCCGTACACCGCAAAATCCACCCCTTACGGCATTGGCTATGGCACGGACGTAAGCCATGCCATCAGGGAGCACCCCATGTTTGCCGAAATGGACTTGAGGTCTATGGGGCGCGGCGGGTTCAATGACTACCTGAACGAGAACTTTAGCAAGGAAGAGCAGAAGCGGCTCAGCCAAGAGGTCTACTTCAACAACCTCAAGGCAAAGGCCGAGGGAGGACAGCACGCTATGTCGCCCAACTACCAGCGTTACAAGGCGCAAATGCAGGGCGGATCACCCGCGCAGGGCGGCTACGGCGGTTATGGCGGTTATGGGCAGGGCATGTATCAACCACCACAAGGTCAGCCAATGGGATATCAGCCCATGCAGGGCAAGGGTGGATACCAGCAACCGCAGGGTAAGGGCGGTACACAGAATTATCCGCAGGGCAAAGGCGGCGGATACTAAGGAGATAGAAGATGGGAATGGGAAGTCAGCTACAAAATGGCGGGATCGGCAATCTCGGCGCGATCAGGCCGCGAGTAAGCCCCGACCCTCGCCCGCGCGGAAATGTTGGTATGGGGCCGAACGACTATGTTGTTCCGAACTTCGGGCCTAGACCATCTTTCGGCCCCGGCCCTCGCCCCATGCCAAACAGACCACCATATCTCAACCAGCCTCCTTTCTACACCAACATACCAGACCTTAATGGATACGACAGGTTTGGCCCGCCCTTCCTCACGGGCATCCCAAGAGGCGAGGACGGAAGCATTTACGGGAGAGGGCGGCGAAAGGGGAGGGACGATAACATCTCACTCACCCCGGTATACGAGCCGCCCGTGGTGGTGGAAGACCCCGGCCCCGTCCCCGACTCCGTCTTTAACTTTAACCCGGTAGACCCGATCGGTCAGCCAGTCGGCAACTTACCCCCGCTGTTTCTTGCGGATGGGGGCGCGACAAATCCCGAAGATCAATGGTGGAGCGGCCCAGCCCTCATGTCTGATGATGACCCTATGGCGAGGTATTTTGAGGAAAGGCAGGGAAAGATGCCCCCCATTGAAACTCGGGCGATACGGTCAGACTTTAGCGATTTCCCCAGATCCGGCGGCGGCAAGGGCGGCAAGGGCGGAAACTACACTGTAGAGCGTTATCCCTACCCCGGAAAAGGTGGCGGCCCTGACTCCGGAAGAATGTTCCCGTCCTATGGGACCGGCGACCCATCGCGAGGTCTTGAATACGTTGATTACGCTCAGGGGCGCCCCGGCATGGGTCCGGGCCAGATGCAAAGACGATTCGACAATGACATGCGGATGCCGGGAGAAGGCACAGGTCAAGTTGCTGAACCACAACAAGCCACAGCAGACATCATACGACGCAGAATGTATGGCGGCATCTAAAGGTGCGGCGCAACTACCGCAAGGAATACGACAACTACCAAGGAACGGAAAAGCAAAAGAAAAACCGCGCCAAGCGCAACGCGGCTAGACGCCAGATGGAAAAAGAAGGTAAAGTAACAAAGGGCGACGGCAAAGATGTATCGCACAAGAAGCCATTAGCCAAGGGCGGCACAAACAAGCGAGGCAATCTGGCAGTCGCTTCCCAGTCAAAAAACCGCTCGTTCAAGAGGACAAAATCAGCCGGGATGGCGTAAATGTCAGAACTTATCACTCCGGATGTCGCCAAGCGACTGAAGGGTGCAAGCCCCGAGGTAAAGCTCAGGGCCGCAGAACTGCTGGAGCAGATCAGCAAGGCCAAGAAGGTAGAGTCAGCGCAGACGACCTTCATGGGCTTTGTGAAGCATATGTGGCCCGCATTTATTGAGGGGCGCCACCATGAGATCATGGCCGAGGCGTTTGAAAAAATTGCCAGAGGCGAGCTAAAGCGGCTGATAATCAACATGCCGCCAAGGCACACGAAGTCTGAGTTTGCCTCTTACTTGTTACCAGCGTGGTTTCTCGGCCAGTACCCCGGCAAGAAAATCATCCAGACGGCGCACACCGCTGAACTTTCTGTGGGATTTGGCCGTAAGGTGCGTAACCTAGTGGACTCGGACGACTTCAAGTCCGTGTTCCCAGACCTGCAACTGAGGGCAGACTCAAAGGCGGCGGGGCGCTGGAGCACGAACAAAAACGGCGAGTATTTCGCTATCGGTGTTGGCGGCGCCGTGACCGGTAAGGGTGCTGACCTGCTCATCATTGACGACCCGCACTCAGAGCAAGAGGGTCAGTCAGGAGACCCTGCGGTCTTTGACAGAACCTACGAATGGTACACATCCGGACCTCGACAGCGTCTACAGCCGGGCGGCGCGATTGTGGTGGTAATGACTCGCTGGCATATGCGAGATCTAACCGGCAAGATTATTAAGTCCTCCGCTCAACGCTCAGGAAGCGACGAGTGGGAGGTTATTGAGTTTCCAGCAATCATGCCATCGGGCAATCCCTTGTGGCCTGAGTTCTGGAGCAAAACGGAGCTAGAAGCTCTGCGTAGTGAACTGCCAGCTTCCAAATGGAACGCGCAGTATCAACAAAACCCAACGTCCGAAGAGGGCGCTCTCATCAAGCGAGAGTGGTGGCAGGTGTGGGACAAGGATCGACCGCCCCCATGTGAATTTATCATTCAGTCATGGGACACGGCGTTTCTGAAAACACAGCGAGCCGACTATTCTGCTTGCACAACGTGGGGTGTTTTCTATACCCCAGATGACGATGGGGTCACTAAACCCAACATCATCCTACTGGATGCGTACAAAGAACGTCTGGAGTTTCCGGAGCTAAAGCGCAAGGCGTATGAGTTCTGGTCAGAAATGCAACCAGACGCATTTATAGTGGAGGCTAAAGCGGCAGGGATGCCTTTAATTTTTGAGCTACGGGCGATGGGTATTCCGGTTTCGGAGTACACACCGTCCCGTGGTAATGACAAGATAGCAAGAGTGAACGCTGTTGCTGACTTGTTTGCTTCTGGCATTGTATGGGCGCCAGAGACACGATTCGCGGAAGAGGTTATTCAGGAGTTTGCGTCTTTCCCGGCTGGGGAGCACGATGACTTGGTTGACTCCTCCACGCAGGCGTTGTTGCGGTTCCGGCAGGGTGGGTTTATCCCACTGCACTCCGACGAGGACGAGCCGGAGCCGGACTACGGAAGACGCGCAGACTACTACTAAGGGGTGGCATGGCCTTTTTGCAAAGTAACATCCCGCACTTTAAGTGCTGGGTTCGGAAGGAATACACCCACAACCATCAGAAGTATCACGGCGAGTTTCTGCATGCGATGGCGATAGCAGTCACCACGATGCCTTGTCGATCTCTGAGCTTTCAGATTATTTTTACTGGCGCAGAAACCTACGACACCGACGAGCCTAATGTGCATGGCGGCGCAATGTGGGCACGGATGCCGATTACGGCGCTTGTGGGCGACACGCCTTTTGAAGAATGGCCTGAAGTAATGCCAACGCATGCGGCACAGCCTTGGGATTGCTCATCCAGCACTCATGCGGTGTATGTGCTAGAAAGGGCAACTCCATGCCCTTGGCTGGCAAAGATAGACGGCAAGTTCTTCCCGGCCAAATATATGTTTACCGTGGACTACACGGAAAGCGAGATTGCTGATGATCCCGCCCAACACAAGCAGAGCCATGTGATGGAACTGCTAGATGCAGGCAAATGGACAGGCAATATCGTGGCGCTCCCGAACAACCGAGTCAGGGTGACGCACCCAGCTTGGTTTGAGACTGGAGAGGGCGCCCCGGATTTTAGACCGTCACAGCATATCCATTACTCTAAGTCAGATTTGGACTACACGCTGGACGTAAACCAAGTATTTAACAACCTATACGCAGGTGCCCAAGATGATGAAGAAGCAGTCTAAAATGTATGCCAGAGGTGGCAAGCTGAAGATGGTCAAAAACAAAGAAGGCGAAGAAGTGCCTTTTTTTGCGGCTGACGGCGAAGGAAACATGATGGCTGGCGGTATGGTGCCCAAGACTAAAGGCTACTTTAAGGGCGGCAAGACCAAAGGCTACATGAAGGGCGGTAAGGTTAAATAATGGTCCGTCCTACGAAGAGGGACATCAGGGGCGCCGCCTCTCGGGTCTTGAACACCTTTGGCCCAGTCAGGGCGGCGGAAATTGCTCGTAGAGCGGGGAACATTATCCGCAACGATATCCGCAATTATAGCGATCTGCCTAAGTTTAAGACCGATGCAAATGTTGGTCGCGGTCGTCGTGGCTCGGTGCTGGCATCTGGCCCCATGCGCTACTCGGAGTCAACCCGAAGCGCGATTGAAATGCCCAAGCTGATGAAAGAGGGCGGCAAGACGAAGCAGGCGATGGCGCGAGGTTGCGGAGCGGCAACCAAAGGGCGCGGCTATTCCAAGAAAATGGGCTAAACATGGCTATTGATAAAGCGGCTTTACCAATGATGGGCGAGATGGAAGAGTCCGCTTTGGAAATTGTGATCGAAAATCCAGAATCTGTAGGAATTTTCGATGACGAGGGCGGAGTCATGTTGGACTTTGACCCGGACGCGGGGATGCTCGTCGGCGCATCTCACGACGCAAACTTGGTCGAGTACCTGCCCGAGTCACAGCTAGACTCTCTTGCGTCCGAGCTTGTGTCCGCTTTTGATTCTGACAGGGTTAGTCGCGCAGACTGGGAAGACTCCTACATACGCGGGCTGGACCTGCTTGGGCTGAAGTTTGAGGATAGATCAACGCCTTGGGAGGGCGCCTGCGGGGTGTTCCATCCCATGCTGTCTGAAGCTGTAATCCGCTTTCAGGCGCAAACGATTCAGGAAATATATCCCGCGAGCGGGCCTGTCAAGACAAGCATTGTCGGCAAGCTAACGCCAGACAAGGTGAGTCAGGCCCATCGCGTAGAAAACTACCTGAATTACCTGATTACACAGCGCATGACGGAGTACAGGACGGAGACGGAAAAGCTCCTGTTCTCCCTTCCGATTGCGGGATCTGCATTTAGAAAGGTCTACTACGATCCAAACATGGGGCGCCCCTGCGCGATGTTTGTTCCAGCAGAAGACTTTGTGGTGAGTTACGGGGCTTCAGACCTGTCCACTTGCGAGCGCGCAACCCATGTGATGAAGCGAAGCGCGAATGAAATCCGCAAGTTGCAGGTGGCAGGTTTTTATGCAGACATAGACCTGCCGCCCCCCTCACCCGACATTTCGGAAATCCAGCAGAAGTACAACAGGCTGACCGGAGACTCGGAAAACTACGAGTACGACAACCGGCACACCCTGCTTGAGATGCAGGTAAACCTAGACCTTGCCGGATTTGAGGACACAGAAAACGGCATGCCGACGGGTATTGCACTGCCTTATGTCGTTACCATAGACAAGTCATCCAGAACGGTCCTGTCTATCCGGCGCAACTGGTACGAGGACGACCAGAAGAAGTTACCGCGACAGCACTACGTCCATTACCAGTATCTGCCGGGACTAGGCTTCTACGGGTTCGGCTTGGTTCACATGATTGGTGGCCTGTCGAAGTCTGCGACATCAATCCTGCGTCAGCTTGTGGACTCGGGAACGTTGTCAAATCTGCCCGGCGGCCTCAAGTCGCGTGGCCTGCGGATCAAGGGCGACGACACCCCAATTATGCCCGGCGAGTTCAGGGATGTGGACGTTCCCGGCGGGGCGATTAGGGACAACATTACCTTCCTGCCGTACAAAGAGCCGAGCGGCGTTCTGTACCAGTTGTTGGGCGACATCGTCAATGAAGGGCGAAGATTTGCGTCTGCGGCAGATGTAAAGGCGGCTGACATCAATGGTGAGGCGCCAGTAGGAACGACACTCGCAATTCTTGAGCGCGAGATGAAGGTGATGAGTGCAGTGCAGGCTCGCGTTCACGCCGCAGTATCCAAGGAACTGAAGATACTGGTAGAGCTAGTAAAGGACTACGGGCCTAGCTCATACCCCTACGAGCCTGACGACGGCCCCATAGTCAGGGAAGACTTTGACGACCGAGTGGATATTATTCCGGTCAGCGATCCCAACGCCGGCACAATGGCCCAGAGGATCATGCAGTATCAGGCGGCGCTACAGCTTTCCATGCAGGCGCCGCAAATGTACGACATCCCGCTCCTGCACCGTCAGATGCTGGAAGTTCTGGGCATTCAGGATGCGGACAAGATTGTTCCGACTGAAAACGACATCAAGCCTACCGATCCCGTATCGGAGAATATGAACATTATCAATGGCGAGCCTGTGAAGGCGTTCATGTATCAAGACCATGAGGCGCACATTCAGGTTCATATGTCCATGATGCAGAACCCGGAGCTTATGGCGATTGCCAGTCAGTCTCCAAACGCGCAGGCGGCACAGGCCGCTATGGCCGCGCACGTTTCTGAGCACGTTGCGTTTGAGTATCGCCGCAAGATAGAGCGCGAGCTAGGCGTAGAGCTTCCGCCACCAGACGAACCGTTGCC